TGCGAGCGCGTCAACCAATGTGGAGTTCGACACGGCGGCGACTGCGATGACGGGCGGGACAATCGCGGTGCAAGACTTCACGTCATCTGGCGTTTTGTCGGGAAATTCAATCAACGACCCTAGCGCATACAATTTTGACTCGCAGCTTGGCGTGACGATTGGCGGGACGAGTGATATTTACACTCTTGCGGTGCGCGTGGTTAGCGGCACCGGAGAGGGCATCGGTGCATTGTCTTTCTGGGACTTAACTGACCCCTAACGAGGGAACGATCATGAGCATGGCTTTCCGCGGGCAACCGCAATACGCGCAGTCGCCGATGGGCGGCTACAACATGTCCGGCTATGGCGGAGATGCCATGCAGGCACTTGGTGATATTGGCGGCTTCGGCGGCTTCGGCTCCTTGAGCGGCCCCGCCACGATGGGCGGCAACTACAGCATGTTTGGCTCGTACAACCCGATGCCGTACCAACAGCAGAGCTACACCGGCGGATACGTGCCGGGCTATGGCGCGCAGCTGCCGCAGCAGTTTGGCGGCGGCTACGGCCAAGGCTACGGCAACATGTACGGCGCCGCCCCCGGCGGCGGCTTTGGCTTCGGCTTTGGCAACATTGGGATGCCGCAGATGCAGCAGCCGAACGTCAACGACCTCTTTGGTCAGTACATGTTTGGCCAGTATTACGGGCAGCCGGCCTTCAACCCGTTCCAGGCCACGTCCATGTTTGGCGGTGGCCGCCGTGGGGGCGGTGGCTTTGGCGGTGGCTTTGGCGGAGCTCGTCGAGGAAGTCGGCAGCAATTTCAGCCGCCTGCTGCAAACGCCCCGCAAAGGCCCAGTACGCCAATCACTTATGACACCATGCGGCCGGTGCCTCGAATCTTCGAGACACCGGAGCCGGCCCCGGCGGTTCCAGACAAAAACCAAGACCCAAATTATTGGTACTCTGTCTTCAAGGAAAACAACCCCGGCATCGACGACGCGCGCGCAAGAGAGCTTGGCGAGAGCAGGGCGGCAGCGTTTCGCAATATTCCGGCCTCGCAGCCTGCGCAGCCAACGCAGCCCGCCGCGCCGGCGGGTCTTTACGACACGTCAAACGACGACTGGGGCCGCGGAGAGGGGCCGATTGACGCGTCGCAGTTGCCCGGCGGATTTAACTGGCAGGCGTATCTTGACGCGCCGTCGAACGCCGATCTTCGTGCGGCCGGCGTTGACACGCCGAGCGAAGCTGCGCGCCATTACTTGAAGTATGGACGCGGAGAAAACCGCACGTTGGGCTCTGCGCCTGCCGCGACGCAGCCTGCTGCCCCGACTCAGCCCGGCATGCCGAGCAATATTTTCACGGCGATGCCGTACTACCCGCAAATTGAGCAAGCGCTTCCGTATTCGTTTGGCTCGATCGACATGGGCGCGCTGCCGATGTTTGTCGATAGTTACTCTGGGCTGTACAACAACCCCTTCAGCTTTCGTTAAGAGGACACCATGAAGCAGGGTCTCTATTCAAACATTTGGGCCAAGCGTGAGCGTATCGCGGCCGGCAGCGGCGAGAAGATGAGGAAGCCTGGAGCGAAGGGCGCGCCGACCGCCAAGGCATTCAAGGCCGCGGCCAAGACGGCGAAGAAGCGCAAGTGAAGACCCCGGCGTGGCAGCGGGCCGAGGGCCAGAGCAAGAAGGGCGGGCTGAACGCTGCCGGCCGCGCATCCTATAAGCGCGAGACCGGAGGCACGCTGAAGCCGCCAGTGAAGGGCGAGGCGAAGTCGCCCGAGCAACTGCGCCGGAAGGGATCGTTTTTGACGCGCATGGGGTCGATGCCGGGGCCGCTCTATGATGAGCGCGGCGAAAAGACTAGACTCAAGCTCTCGCTCGAGGCATGGGGCCATCGAGGAGACAAAGAAAGCGCGGTCCGCAAGGGTCGCGGATTGCTCGATGTTTATCAAAAAAGGAAGCAGAAAAATGCCTAGCAAAAGCACCAAGCAGGCCCGCCTCATGGCCGCGGCCGCCCACGACCCAGCCTTCGCCAAGAAGGTCGGCGTGCCGATGAAGGTCGCCAAAGAATTTAACAAAGCCGACAAGGGTGGCAAGCTCTTGAAGAAGGCGATGAGGAAGAAGCCGAAGGGCGGCCTGCTGGCTTGAGCGAGCGCAACCCCTACATCGACTCCCGCCGCGGGCAGGAGGCCAAAGAGCTCCTCGAGAATCCGATCCTCGTGGAGGCCTTTGGCGTCTTGGAGCGCGAGTACCTCAAGGCGTGGCGGCAGAGTAAGCCAGCCGACCAAGAAGAGCGCGAGCGGCTGTGGCTCGCGGTCGGCATCCTCGAGGAGATCCAGCGACACCTTCGCGTGGTCGTTGAGAACGGCGTCATGGCCAAGCGTGATATCGACAAGATCAGCGGCAGGAAATAATCCGCTTGAATCTTGCACAATAGATTTATGAGTGAAACCGGCACGGGTACACCCCCCGGATCAATACAGTCCACGCAGGACGTCTTTGAGCAGATGCTCGCCGCCGACGAAGGCGAAAACGAGCAGCTCGGGGCCGAAGCAACGGACGAGGGTGAGGAGCCTTCCCAGGCAGTCGACAGCGAGTCCGACGGCATGGAGGAGGAGACCACCGAAGGCGAAGAGGAAGCCGAAGAGGCAGCGCCGACGGGGCAGACATTCCGCGTCAAGGTTGACGGGGAAGAAGTCGAAGTCCCGCTGGATGAGTTGCTGAAGGGTTACTCTCGCACCGCAGACTATACGCGCAAGACGCAGGCGATCGCCGAGGCCAGAAAGCAGGCCGAGGCAGAGCTGGCGCTGGCGCGGCAGGAGCGGCAACAGTATGCACAGACCTTGACTGCGCTTGACGCGCAGCTCAAGTCGCTGCAACCGCCCGAGATCGACTGGGACAGGCTCTACCAAGAGAACCCGGTCGAATGGGTGAGACAGCGTGAGCTGCAGCGATCGAGGCAAGAGCAGGCGCAGTGGGTGCAGGCCCAGCGCACCGCTCTGGTACAGAAGCAACAGGCAGAGGAGCAGCTGAACGCGGAGAAGACCCTCGAGGTCGAACGCAGCAAGCTGGTCGAGGCGCTGCCGGATTGGCGCAACCCAGAAAAGGCACGCGCCGAGAAGGCAAAGATCGTCGAGTACGCAACCGGAAAGCTCGGCTTCAGTGTCGAGGAGATCTCGGACGTATACGACGCACGCGCTGTGCTCGCTCTTCGTAAGGCGATGCTTTACGACGAGTTGATGAGCAAGCGTGACCAGATGCGCCCGAAGATCATCCAGAAGGCCAAGCCCATGCGGGCAGGAGTTGCTTCCACGCCGCAGTCGTCAAAGGTCGTTGCATCGAAGGCCGCCCTGTCTAGGCTCGCAAATAGTGGCAGCACGCGTGACGCGGCTGCCGTGTTTGAACAGTTTATAGATTAGGGGATATTCAAATGTCACAGACCGCAAATACCTTTGATACCTTCAACGCGAAGGGCATCCGCGAGTCTCTCTCGAACGTGATCTACAACATCTCGCCCGAAGAGACCCCGTTCATGTCGAACATCGGCCGCGAGAACGTCAAAAACACGTTCTTCGAGTGGCAGACCGACAGCCTCGCCGCTGCCTCGACGACCAACGCGCAGATCGAAGGCGACGACGTCGGCACCTACGACTCGACCGCCGCAACGGTCCGCGTCGGCAACTACACGCAGGTGTCGCGCAAGACCTTGATCCTCTCGGGCACGCTCGAGTCGGTCGATAAGGCCGGCCGCCGCTCCGAGTTGGCGTACCAGCTCGCCAAGCGATCGGCCGAGCTGAAGCGCGACATGGAGTCGATCATGCTGACCAACCAGAAGGCCGACGGCGGCTCTGCTGGCACCAGCACGGCGCTGCGCAAGACGGGCTCGCTGCTCGCCTTCTTGAAGACCAACACCGACAAGGGCACGACCGGCGCCGACCCGTCCTACACGACGCAGCCGAACGCGACCCGCACGGACGCGACCGCCGCCAACCTGCGCACCTTCTCGGAGACGATCCTCAAGAGCGTCATCCAGAAGGTGTGGACGGCTGGTGGTACGCCGAAGATCCTCATGGTGGGCCCGGTCAACAAGCAGCGCGTGAGCGGCTTCCAGGGCATCGCGGAGATCCGCCGCGAAGTGACCGGCAACAAGCCGGGCGTCATCATCGGCGCCGCCGATGTTTACGTCTCGGACTTCGGCGCCGTGTCGGTGGTCCCGAACCGCTTCCAGCGTGAGCGTGACGCCTTCGTGCTCGACCCCGAGTACGCTGCCGTCGCCTTCCTGCGCCCCTTCCAGACCGTTGAGCTTGCGAAGACCGGCGACGCCGAGAAGCGCATGATCGTGGTCGAGTGGGGTCTCAAGGTCAACACCGAGGCCGCGCACGGTCTCGCCGCTGACCTCACCACGACTTGATCGCGGTGGTATAAACTTTGGGGCGCCGGTGATGGTGCCGGCGCCCCAGAGTTGAGGGTTGCATGAACTCGAGCGGAAAGCGACTGTTTGATTTTGACCCGGCGACGGGCACCACAAAATGGTGGCACTACGACGCCGAGAAAGACGAAGCGACGATCGAGACGGTCTTCGAGGTCGGTGACCTCTTAGAGCAAAACAAGAGACAATACGCCGCGACCGACGAACGGGCGCGGTGGGGCGAGTGGAACAAGGTCGCGTCGATCCCGATGGCGCTCTTCTACAAGCTCAAGCAAAAGGGGATCATCGACGACCCCAAGCGGA